ACACGCACTACTTCTTCCAAAGCTGACTTAGCTTTAGCTGATATTTTGGTTTCGTCATATTCTTTGTTGTCTAGTGTAAACATTAGTTACCCTCCAATGCTTCTATTCTAGTAATTAATTGTTGTATGACTGAAATATACATAGCATCTTTCTTGCCTAGTTTAGAGGTGTACGCCAAACGACTACCATCACTTGCTGCTGGTATTAATTTTGCATCTTCAGGTTCGGTTTCTGTATCTTTAAACTGTGATTTCATGGATGAAAGATCAACTTGATCTATCCAATAATCATCTACTGCAAGAATGTCTTGAGCGATAAATCCTCTATTATTTGATTTACCACCATGTTCTATTGGATTTTTCCAATCAAAAGTTTTAGCTTTAAACTGTTTAAATTTATTAATGTCATAAGTATAATCTTGTATATTTTCTTTTAATCTTTCATCTGAATTAGATGAAATACTTGTGTCAGTTGCAGTTAAATCACCGTTAGCTGCTATCCTAAATTTTTCTGATGAAGATGAAGAACCCACACTTTTTGTATGAAGTGCCATTGCTGCTCCTTGATTACCTCTTACATCATCACCATCTCCAGTAGTTACAAACACACTAACTAAACCAGCTGAATAGCTAAAATCTGTTCCTTGTCCTGTAAACTGTACCCTACCTAAATTATCTCCAACTTGAGTATCAGCTTCACCAGATCCACTTGCACCATCGCTTCCTAGTGCTAGTTCTAAAGTTCCCCCATATCTTGAACCATTAGGAGTAATTGTGCTTCTAACTTCTAAAGTTGGGTGGTTTTCTGCTGCTGTTATGTGCAGAATGTTGCTTGGACTTGAAGTTCCAATACCAACCCTATTCTCACCGGAGTCAACGAATAACATATGAGTTTTACCACTAGACTCAACACGAAAATCTATAGAAACAGAGTCATCGTTAAAAACGGTTTCTGTGTTGTTTGCTTTAAATTGACTTCTTATCGTGCCTCCTCGTATTGTTTGAAGATTAAATTGAGAATCTTCAGAGCCATCAGAAGCATCAAGTATAGTCATATCTATTTTACCGTAATCAACATCTTCTGAGTTATCATTTCTCCCTCTAAATGTCATTTTAGCTATGCTGTCACTATCTGCAGGGCTACTTGAATTACGATAAAAATCTAATACTGGGCCTCCACTTGAGTCTGCGTCTGTTGAAGTTAGCGTAAGTGTGTCTGTGTTATCAGCAGTTGTAATTTCAACTCCGTCATTAACTGTTACTGATGTTGCTGTTACAGTTGCAAGGGTATTACCACCTACTTCTACTACTAGCGTATCATCAGAAGCTGACGATATACTGGTATCTTGGTCATCATCAAAGTCAATTTTATTATTAACTCCGTCTATTTGTATTCCTGCCATTTGTTTCTCCTTATATTACGACAA